CACTAACACACAAAGAACAAAGGAGCTGAGTTCATATGCCTCAGCCCAAGAAGAGAAAAGAAACTAGAACTCCTATGTTTCTAGTTCTTGTTCAATTATTCTATGTAGATAGTTCAAACTTAATTGAGCCTTCCGCCACCAGCGTTGTGCATTCCAGGACGTATGTCATCGCCAACGTGATAATCTGGGGTGGCTCCATCTTGCCTGACAAGATTTGCCATAGCAAGGTTCTGGATCGGTAATCCACGTAAATGAGCTTGTGTCATCAAAGTATGGTAGTGCAACTCATCGTGTGTTGTTGTTGGTTTGCTGATCCAAAAGTCAAAACCAACATGCGCATAGCGCTTATCTGTGAGACCGGCACGGCTAGCCCATGCTCCGATCCAAGTTCCCCTCCTGTTTCTTTCACGAATCCAAGCCTCAGCAATGTCGGAGAAGTTTCTCATTACTGATCTCAACGAGGTCCCAGCATTCTCAATGAAAGGTCTCAGTGGATATTCGACTGTATTGCCAGTTCCATCGTCCGCTTGCCAAAGTTCTTGAGACATCGAAGCGTGAGAAGTTCCTGAATTGATACACCAAACCATGAAGCTTTGGATAATGGCATCCACCTGATCGTTGCTTAGTTGTAGATCCCTTGTTAAGCCTTGTAGCCATGTGTCAAGTGTCTGCTGACTAGCTACATCTGCTCGCATCAGGTTGACATCGGGTTTATAATTCATAAGTCTAGTGATCGCTTGAGCATTCACTCTCCTTTGAAGCATCGGTGGAACCCAGACGACTCTAGTTGGTGGGGGTGGCAGAGTGAAAGCGGGTCCAGTGTGACCTTCCGGGATATCACCAGCGCCACCTCCACCTCTTGAGGCATCCTGTCTATTCTGCCCTTCATTCCGTATTCTCTCAGCTTCAGATCTCTCCCAATTGTTCAGAGCTGCTTGAAATCGTTCTGTATTTCTAGCTTCACGCCTTGTCGAAACCTCAGCTCGATCATTAGGAACTCCAGGTTCATACCCAGCGACTTGCTCCATTGTTGGTCTCGGAGTTGCCATTTGGAAGTAAACCGCTTCGTTCAAGGCACCCATCAACAGGTTCATGTAGTTAGCCGGTTTCATGTACAAAGCTTCGATAAAACTTTCCGGAATATAAAAATACTCCTTCAGCATACGCTGCTCTGCAAAATACTTGATAAAATCATCAGCCAACTTATATACATCGTCATAACCCCATGCCTCGATCCTAGCAGCATTGAGCGCTGAAATTTGTGCCGCCACATCCTCATTTCTTTCCCATTCCATGATTGACAAGATCCTTCCCTTCGAAAGCTTAGGAATGTACATATCACCCCTTTTCATGAACTGGCAAGACATGTAGTCCACTTCAGTTATGCTATTCTTCTTGTCTTCAAATTTATAATTCAAACCCAGATGTGAGAAAAGCTCAGTAAAATTTTCCTGGATAATTTGGAGCTCATCATCAGGACCGTTTATTAGCAAATCATCACCATTTGCAACGAACGTAAAACGCATCTCTTTGCCGAAACGTTCGCTACAAACTGATCTTGCATATTCAACGACGAACATCAAGGCAATTGTGTTATCGACCACGGTTGAAGGTTGACCACTATTGTTCCCTTTATGCTTACGCACAATATTTCCATCAACTGTTGATATGAGTGTGAAGACAATCTGTGTGTACAAACTATCAAGTAACTCAAAACCAAGCTTATCTTGTTCCATGAAATACTTGCGTACACGAACGATGATAGCAAAGAGGAAAGGACTAAGGGAGCTGTCAAATCGTGAACCATCGGCGTCAAGGAAGTTCCACTCATGCCTAAATGAATTTGCAAGCCTGTTCCACCCTTGATTAAACTTGTTAATCCCGACAGTCCAGGGCCCTTGGAGGTGTGTCTCATAAAACTTATGGTTAAAGTTGTCAACCAGACTTTTTGCTCCAAGAAGAACATCGATTGGTGCTGCTGTAAAAACCCGCGTCTTCTTCTGTGTCACTTTCAACTCTGGACGAAGTTCAGCCTTCAATGATCCGGTCCAAATTCCATGTTTCCCTTGCAACATCTTGAATAATGACTCCTTGTGCGCGTCAACTAATTCATCCTCCGTAAGAGATTCAAACCAGTCCTTCTTCTTCCCGTGGTAACAAGCACCCATTGCAGCGTCTTTATTCATGTCGGCAACCACACGATTAACATCCCACTCAAATTCTATTTCACCTTGTCGAAACCCAGCTCGTGTGAAATATCTGATGATTGCTTCAAAAGCGATCTCTGTATGCTTTTCCATAGCTGCTCCAACCAGAGTTGGCTCGTCATATTTCAAGAGATCAATGTAAAAGGCTTCAACTGATAACACTGATGGTAATCGGTTACCAAGGTTTGCGATCGCCCATTGATGTTCACTATGCGATTGCAAGAAGTTCAAGTACTCTTGCCGGCAACCTTTGATAACATGTTTGAAATTCATTGGCCTTTGCAGCTCTGCCATCTTAATAATATTTGAACCACAGTACTTGTCACCTTGGTGGATCATCTGGAAGCCAAGAATTTCTTTCGGCAGCCGCATTAAGGGAAAGATATTTGATTCCTGCTGCACACATAAAGCGCCACAATCAACCATATCGAGACGGAAAGTGAATTGATCAAAGTTGTTGTCGGTTTTGTTCAAGCATTGAATGAGCTCGGTTGTCACTGGTGCAAAGTAGTTCCATCCTCTCTTTTCTTGCACACCTAAGCTATGAATACCGACCACGTGGTGATCATTAACAGCGACAAGAAGACTTCCGCACGACCCATTCACAGTTGAAATAAAATGTTTCCACATGGATCCGTACGACTCGTCATGGATTACGATTGATTGCATTGAAATTTTCAATTGCATCCCCTGATGTGTTGGCATTGGCGTGACCATAAAAACCTGTTCTCCTGCGACAGGAGGTCGCATCAACAACTTCTTTCGATACTGTGGTGCATCAAAAGGCACTTTAAAAACAGCGACATCCGTGTTCCCAATCTGTTGGAACTTGATGTCCTTAGCCTTACCAAAGTCTTGCTCTCCAAATGTGCTCTTCACTATCAATTGCTTCTTCCTTTCATGTTTGTCATCAGTCCCAAAGAAGTGAGCATTCGTGCACAAATATCTTCCAAAGCCGAACCCGTTTAATTTGCCAATCCCGTTATCAACGCGGACAACGTAACTCTTAAAGTGCTCCATGCTCCTTGGTCCGTCAACAACTCCACGTTGTTCAAAATCGACCGATTCCTTCTCTATCGGAACTCCTGCTGCCTTGATCGCTTCCGCGCTTACTCTTGTGATTGGCCCATCTTGCCTGAATTCTGCAAGTCCTTCAGGAAACCCAACAGGTAAACATGTGTTCTTCTTGCTCACTCGCTTAGAATTATGGGGTGTTAGCTTTGTGAAGTACCCGTCCTTAACTCCATCCTTAATAAAATAGGCATGGAGCTCTTCAGGCACAGCATCTGCCCATCTCACTTCAGGTTCGAGTTCCAAGTTTGCCTCTTCAAAGTCGCGAACCAGCTCTTCCATGTCAAGCCCATAGGTATTTCGTTCAATCATAACGCCAGAATTTGGGTCAACAAACTTGACGATGTCAAATGCGTTGATATCAAAATCATAAAAAGTTGTGAAAGCATGGCTTTTTTGCCCCAACGGATTGACAGTCCCGCGCGACTTGTTCTTCTTAGATCTGGTATCATATGCTGATCCGAAATCATCAGCAAATTCGCTGTCATGGTTATGGTAAAAGCTCATTGTTCCCCTCTTGTCACGCTTATATCGCAGAGCACTTGCCTTCTTGCCTTTCGCTTCAAACTCAACGACCTCATAATGTTTCCTCAGTCTGTAGTAAGCATAAATCCCACACATTGCGATAAGGCCCAATAAACATGGTACAATAACTTTCCCGAGCACGAACTTTTTCTTCAGCAGAATTTGCTCATCAATTTGCTCGCTAATGGCACCCTCAAAAAGTACGCATTGTGCTGTCATAGGATTCTCTCTGAGATATTCCAGGATTGTTTCATCACTTGATCCACTCGGTATGCTCCTCAAAGTCTGCTCGACGTTGTTCAAAGTCGTCAGGCTAGTTAGATATTGCTGCTCAAGCTTCTCTTTGTTTGCCAAAAACCTGCAATTCAGGATATTCAAGAGACTTTGCGAAGTTAAAATTGATGTTGAAGTTCTGAGACTATCCAACTTCTCCTGCTCTCGTTGCCGAAGTCCCTCGATCACATTTAGAATACTACCGATCTTATCCTGCTCATACGAAATCTTGTAGACAGCTTGGTACAATTGATCGGCTGGAAGTGCGAAGCCTCTACCTCTCCCTGGATCAGAATCCTTCATTGCTTGCGCTATTCGGCTTAGGGCTTCATCTGAGATAATATGTGAGTGGAATGGAATGAAAGTGTTGTGGTGTTCATCTAATCTTGTATGTCCAGATACACTATAGAATCCCACAGTTTTCCACCCACGCGATGCGACACTTGTGCTATATTTATCAATGATTTCCAGCTTAGTGTCTCTTAGCATTAAGTGTCGGAACTCATGATAGATAGCTTTTGGGATCTTGCCATCTTGGCGTATGAAGTGCGAGAAATAGACCAAGTCGAGTTCGAACATGCTCGCTGTTGTTGCTTGTGGCCTAGTTATCTGATCAATGAGCTCTGTGTCAACATTTATTAAACATGGTGGTACGTTGAAAACGAAGCTTTTCAATGCTGCTTCTGTCGCAGTCAATTCGTCAATTGCATCTGATGCTTTGTCAAGTAGACCCATCCTTATAGCAGTCCCGGGTTTAAACCGACCAACCCTTCCAAGCCTTTGAATGCGCTCACCAGCGCTTATCTTCACTCTTCTAGTTCCAATGTGCCTGTAAGCTGAATCAAGAGTCCCTACTATCTTCTCACCGAAATCAACAACAACATCCACATCGAGTGTGACTCCATTTTCAATTGCGTTTGTTGCAACGACAAACACAAACTGTTGTTGCATTTCAGAAATCTTGTCGCTCAAATTTGGCGTGTTCCTTAATTGCCTACGATCAGCTTTGACGACTCCAAAACCTTTGTGCCTAAGCACTTCCGTCGCTGTATCAACATCATTGTAGCTCGCCACAAAGACAAGAATGATACGACCATACTTCGTTGCATCCATCGCTGAGTTCCTTCCTTGCGCTTCGGCAAAAGCTTTGATGGAACAACTTGCTTGCTCAATCACATTAACTGAGCATTCAGGTTCATAAGCTGTTATGTGATTCACAGGTGTTGCTGACAACTTTATCACTTTGATCTGTGGGGCTCTTACTCGCAACCAGTTGTAGAACACAATGAAATCAGATTCCACTTTGTGACATTCGTCCATCACAATGTACTGGTAGTCAGTCACGTTTTCGCAACCATTCGCGAACCAGTTTAAGGCAAAACCATATGTCATGATTGTAACTGGGTGCGACCCAAACTTATTGTAGAAACGCATTCTAACACTAGGGTCGACACCACAAACTTTGTTTATACCCTCTTCAACATTCGTGACCAAAGCGCGTGTGGGCTCACAAAGTAAAACTTTGCCTGTTTGCATCAGCGCATGAACAAATTTTGTTGATTTACCGCATCCCACCTTGCCGACGACCAAAAACTCAGTGTTTTGTGAATCAAAGATCTTATTGGCAACTGCCGAGATACTTTTCTTATCCATCTTCATGAAAACTCCCTGATCTCTAGGTAATATTCCGAGTGTATTTATCTGTTCCTTTGCCTGTCTCCACTCTCCAAAAGTGCTCAAGCGTGCGCTGGAGCTTGGGGGCGCACTTTCACTCAGGAATTCTGCAGATCTACTGCCCTTTCCTCTAGTTAATGCTTTCACATACTTGATCAACTTCAGCGACATACTCGCTACAAAAATTAACATTGTAATCATTGCATAGTATGGAACGAGACCCTTGAAAGTTTGAATGATCATCCAGAATGAAACTTTGTTGCGAATGCTGTCGTATCGCTCATGGCTGTAGCTGTAAACTTTCTGCAACACATTCTGCGCACATGCTTTGATTGATGAGACCTTTGATGAAGGCCAGCTCATGTCGATATTGCTCCGATGTTGATCGCGCCAGAAACGATACTTTATGCTGTAAAATTCGTACCATGAAAGCGAGTCTCTTAAACAAGCTAGCATGGATTCGCGCATATCGCATTCTTCTTGCCTGAAATCCATTTTTTTTGATACAACCCGTTCCAAACGATCCACTTGATGCAAATCTATCTGGGCTTGGATGAGGTTGTTCATTCGTAAGGTGAACAAATCAGATACGTTCTGACCAAAACACTCATGTAATGGTGTCGCAAAGCTCATGTTCTCCATCATGAAAGTTCGTATCACCTCATCAGCCTCTGCGAACAAACTGTATTTTCGACCAAGTGTGTTGATACGTGCTAGCAGACTTGCAATGTTGTCCTCCTCATCAAGAAATTTCTCAATCAATTGGTATTTCTGATTCGCGATGAACAGAGTGTGCACTGAACTTGGATGTAGTAATCCTTCGATCAAATCATCTGGTCTATTCATCAAGAAATCTTTGAATTCATCCTTACTCTTCAGAGCTCGAGTGATATCTCGGATTAAACCACCAACCTGGTAATCTGCCAAAGGGGATGTGTAAACATAAGATGCAATGTCATACCAATCTTGGAAGGTGGCCAAATTAAACTGATGGAACCCGTAGTCACCTACACCAAATTGACCAATGAAGTGCATTAATGATCGCGTATGGTCAACAAGTAAGATAGGAACTGGTGCCTCACAAACTGTTGGAAACTTGATACATATCAAGAAGATGGCCTGCGTCAGATCCCTCATTGTTGGCCATGGACCAAGTGTCAAAATTGTTGTTGGCACGACACGTTTTGTGAACTGATCGATTAGCTTCTCTGGAATGAATTGTATCATTGCTAAAAAGCAATTGACGTAGCAATACCCATTGTTGATTGCAGTGAAATTCAATGGCCCACTCAGATTGAAGGGGATTGTCTTGCTATGCGTTAAATCACCATATCGTATCGCATCAACCATTGGCATTACACTTAAAGAAGTGTAAAACTTACTAGCATGCTTCTTGCTGCCGGAGCTCTGCAGAATTCCATCAAAAGTTATTGTGCAATGGTCCGTATGTTGATTCAACTTAGAGCAAGATCGCATGAAACGAGTTAAATCCGCGTGACCATTTTGTCCAATAATGATACAACTTGTCCAGAACCGTTTACCTACAGGACCAAGCATTTCCCAATTTGACAGTTGTGTTGCCAGATCTCTCCTGGGGATCCTAGTGCTAACACCGGGAGTGCGCAGGATTGTGTGCACTGCGTCTCGGTTCTCGTGGTGGGTTGGATTGCCGTCTGCATTCCTCAAGACATCAAGATTCAATCTTGGGATTCCATCAGTTAAGTCTGTAACTCGATCAATATTTAGATCAAGTTGTCGAAGATGAGCTCCAAGCCCTTCAATTTCACTCTTGAGGCGTTCTTGTCTTGTGACGATGCCACTCTCAATCTGGTTCCTACAGTCTTGAATCACATGTTGCTGTGGGTGTGAGTGTAGTTCAGACTCAAGAGATCGCAAATTGTTCTGAACGTTCACTAGAATCTGCATGTGGTCACTAAGAATGTTTAAAATCCCTTGTAGTCGTGGATCATCATATCCTCCTAGCAGTTCTATAAAACCACGATTCGTTGCTGTAGTCCGGAAAATGTGCCTCAACATGTTAGCAAAGTGAGTCGGAACTGGGTGGTTCAATCTCCTCAAGGCTGTTTCTGCTTGGAGCACATGCGGCGTCATAGTGAGCGAAGCTGCTAAGTCCGGAACATTACGCCAACATTTCGCACAACCGATGTGGCGATTCGGCCAGAAAGCTCTAGCAAAACCCAACATAGTCAAGACTCCCTCTTCAGTCCGCTCGACTTCATGGTCCAACTTCAGTGGTTTGTTATATGAAGCAATCCAATCTAGGTTGACAGGAGGACCAGAGTAAAATTCCATGATGTCGCAATCATCATGCTTCTCAAGAGCACTGAGGATGTAATTGTTAACCCCAATTCCCTGAATAACACACAGGCCATGTTTGTTCCATTCAAACTTGTGCTGATCAAGCACATTATCACGGTGGACAAGCACTCCACTCCATCCTGGCTTCACTAACTTCGAAGATAAAAGGAATGGGTCAAAGTTCTTAACCTGTTCACTCATATATTTGCTCGACAAGATCTCTCTTAGAATTGGATCTTGTATATCATCTTCCATTGCTATATCAGGGTTGTAGCAATGAACAAGTGGCACTCTATAGAACCGGCCTCTCTTCTTCAGGATATGTTTCCTATTATCAATGTACTCGATTGGGAGATTAAGTTCACTGGCAATAAGAAGAGTCTGCTTGATCAGGTCATTGACCTTTGTCTTCACTGTAAGCTTGGGTGTTACCTTTGTAACACTTCTTCGTAAACCAAACCACGTTTTGGTGGTGTTTGTTACGGACTCCTCACGAGAAATTTCATCGCGCTCATCAGCTAACAGATCGATGAAGCCAAAGTCGTGTTGCACTTCAACAAAATGGTGCTTAAAAGTATCCTTGGTAACCTCAGAGTCAGTGGCGGGCCACTTCATGACCCATTCCTTGCGGTCTTGCGAGAGGGTCTTCCGGTGCCTCTTCTTCTTTTCGGCCACAGGCTTAGGCTCAGGAGTCAACTCTTTCAAAGTGACTACACCTGTCAATAGGTGGCGATCACCAGTCATTGTTGGCTCGATAATGCGAGGTAACCCTTGAGCTTTTGCATCCATGTCAGTGTTGATGATAAAATCACCAATCCTGATCATGTTGGCTGGGTTTTGACAATCATCAGTTATTTTGTTCCCAACCTCTTTGTCATTCTTGATGGTAGTAGTGGAAACTACTCCATCCTTGTGTTGCTTTATGTCAACACGTGTTTCTCTCACCTTACTGCAGTATTTTTGGTGACCTTCAGAGTTTATCTTTGCCAGGGCTTCGGGTATATTTGCTGCTTCAACCGAGCAGAAAGGACACCCGTAGGTCAATCGTTCAGGGTTGTACGAAACACCATTACGGAATGCCTCGAGCAAGTTGTAGTAGTGCTCATTTGGTAAATTTTTGTAGGCAGTGAAGGTGTTCTTGTGTTTGTCGACAAAAGTGCGAAACTCAGTTTCGCTTTTGAAACTCAATTTCAGTCCACGTAGAGCGCTCTCTACGTACGAGCAAAGTCTTGAACCAATGGTAGTTGGTGCCATCTCAATAGCGTTTGAAAAGGTGTGACTAGAAATAGTGTAACACGGAAGCGAACAAAGTAAAAGCAGTATGCAAAAGATCAGATTGTCCAAAGCTGAGGTTGGTTTGATTACAATTCGAAAAATCTTGAAAAGATTGAAGATTGGATGAAAGCTTGATAACGTTTTGATCTTTAATTGTGTGAGAG